AATTATAGCGTGTTAGCTACCACCCCAAATGGGGAGAAAGGAGATCGATAAGCCTATCTGTGCTCCGAATTAACGGAACTCAGTAGAAATCAACCCCCCAAAGGACGTCTTGCCAGCCGAAGCGGACGAAGACGTGTCCACGGGTGAACGTGTAACGGCCTCTGAGTATATCTGACCATTCAACGTGCTGCTCAACGTCTTCTTTTGGAAGAATTGGTGCTAGCATGTTGGGAGGTAGACGACTCATAAGAGCATCTTGCATGTCACGACTCTGCGAACCTGGGCCTAAAGCCGCAGCGAGCAGAGCGTATCCGTTGAGACCCCTTAAGTCGTTACGGACCGGTCTGGCAAGGAACGTTTTATGAACGTACCCGTCCCAGCTGTTCCGATGACGAGTCGGGGATGCCTCATCGAAGTTGACATGGTAGTGATAGTCGCCGTATCCTACACAACCGAGATATCCAGGCACTTTCCGACGGAAAGCCTGAAGTAGCTCGATTGAGAACAAGGCCCTTTCACGGATTCGGTTATGGAAATTAATCCATTCGCCGACCGTGTCGAGACCTCGTAGGTAGACGGGTGAGACTTTCACGCCGTTATAGTAGTCACCGCCGCAGCTCTCACGGAAAGGGCCCGAGAGAAACGACTTAGATGTATTAACATCGAAACCGCAGATCTCTAGGGCCTTAACCGCAGTAGCAGCGACCGTAGAATCGATGACGATATCGTCACCGTAAACGGTTACGTCGTGCGTGAAGCACGCGCATACCGAGTAGAAGATTAAACTCTCCAACTCGAAGGTGTAACCGTTACCCATACTGGAGAACTTCTCAAGACGAACCCACTTCCCGTCCACTTCAGTGAACGGGGAACGAAGTTTATCAAGATAAGTAAACCAGTCATCAGGAAGCAACTGACGAACGAGCTCATATGAGATCGTGTCGCTAGCGGCTTTCAGGTCAAGCGTAGCAAGAGATCCAGTGATGGATCCCTCACGCGCCCGAACCTGATTGACCGTCTGATCGGATAAGTCGACGCCCGAATATTTCAGGCGCTTTCTTATGTACGATCCGACTGTACGTTGCAACCAGATGTTACAGTGGGGCTCTAC